CCTCTGATCCCACTGCGGAAAGGCAAACCTTAGCCAGTTCATGTCTGCATCAAGAGCATAACCTGGTATCAGCTGATTCACTGAACCAAATGGTATACTACCTCGACCCACGAGTCTAGGCCTACCAAAGTAAGCTTTGACATCCTGAACATTAGCCTGTGAGTTGACCAAAGAATCAGGCTTGTAATTGCCCAAAACCGTGATTGCCTCACAAGCCTCATTGGTAAACTGTGTAAACTCATTGTTGTCATTGGTAGTCCCGGTCATGGAATCATCCAAAACAGAACACTGCTCTGTGTCATCTCTTATATTATCAATTTGATTCTTAGATGGTCATATACGAACAAGAGGCGACCAAGCCAACTTGCAAGTGCCTTCTGTTCTCTGGTTTATTTAATGTCACACCTGAGTAGTAATGTAAATACAAATGACTTCTGTCCTCACCCTGTCCCCACGCTCATTGACGTGAAGGCATCATTTGACCTGATAGTGGGCGTATGTGTGAGAACTCTAGATGTAACTAGGAACCCTACTCTGAACCAAGTCAAAGTAGGCGTCAGAGTCCAACGTCGAGTGGTCAGGCACCCCTCCAATGAGGGCTTTTGCCTCCACTAATCTCGGAGCCACAATACTCCAAAACTTCTCATCGTGCATTGACAACTCCTCAAAGGCCAGCTCAATACCAGCAGTTAAGGTTTCAACATTGCGCGCATGGTCCTGAGTCTTCACATAGTACAAACTATGTAGAAATGACTCAGGCCTGATAGGGCAAACAACCCGGCCATTCTTCTCACTGAAACGCCGCTGCAAAAATACGACTTCCCGAATACCAATGACGGGCTTTAACTCCTCGCCCTTGCGACCAGCAGTATAAACCATGTCAAAGGTGTCTCTCAAATAATGTGACACGCTAACCTGGTTAAACACCGACACGAACTCATCTGATGTGGAGACAACATTGTCATCACCAAGCGAAACGACAGCTGAGGTTTCCCAGAAATCCAATCGCTTAGTAAGGCCAACGTAACTTGCCGCTACCAGTCCCATAGATAACATGGAATTGATAGTAGAAGTCAAAAAATGGCCTGAAGGTAATGACTTTGACCACTCAACCACAGTCGTGGCTTTGCCTGTCAAACTCAATAGGTGGCGACTCGAAACTAAATCGTGAAACAAAATTTCTCGCACAAAATTGTCTTCAGAGTCACCCCTAACTGAGTACCAATTATTAATGTACTCAAGGCAATCCCACAACAAACGAGGCATCTGAGAACTATCGAACTGGCCAAAATCACCATCCCACACATTAGTGCCAGAAGGATCTGGGCTCAACAAAATGTCCCGCAAAACACCCCACTCAGAGTAAGGATTCATACCAAGACACATCCCAGACTGTTGGTGTGACCTACATACTGCTCCAACATAGGCACCAAAATACATTCGGCACAGTATGTAATAGCGTATGTCAGTACCAGCAATAAGCCTGGCATTCTTACCCTTTTTCCTTGTCTCGTCCTTCAAAAAGTCCCTACAAACAAACTGGGGCCTCATACCAGACTTCAACAGCCCTTGAAGAACAGAAACGTCATCTTTAAGCTGCAGCGCCTCAGAAGTAGTAAAATTAAACTCATCTCCATCACCAAAGAAATATTTCTTGTCTTTGGCAACCATGCACAATGGAAAACCAACTGAAGTAGATCTGGTAAGCGACTTCAGCCCAAGCACATTGGACCCGGAAACTGCGTCTTCAAAGCTCAAAGTATGTGAACTATAATTAGCAGTCGCCTCAGCAAAAGGCTTAAGCCCCGCATAAAGTCCTTTAACAAAGGACTTCTCCGCAGGCAAGAATACATCCCCAACATAAGGAGAAATTGCTTGTTGCATTGGGTAAACGGTATCACCGTCTTCCCCAACGTAACGCCCAAGCTTCATTCTGACAAGCTCCACAGGGTCACGACCTTCATTCATGACCTTTATCTCCTCTCTGAAAAAGTCCTGCTCACCAAAACCAGTTTTAACCAACTTGGATTGGACAGGAGCACTTGGCCCATCGCTTAAAGAATACAGTGGAACTGCAGTACCCAAAGTGCCATCGGAAGTGAACTCCACTTCCTCAATACTCTGCACGTGAATTTCACTGGGCCACAAGCTCTCAACGTGAGTTGCCTCTTTGACCTCAGAAAACTTAAAGTAAGCCAAAGCCTCTTTAACCTTCTCTTGAGAGCAAAATGTTGCGTAACCCATATCGTAATGAGGAGCTCCAGCAACATGTAATCCCGCTACAATACGGCAAGCAAAATAGCGCCCATCTGTAATCATTACAGGAGCACCACAATAGCCTTTAACTGTAGTGGCATTGTAACCAAGCCAATTAGGATATGACCTAGTTGAAGTAACTAGTGGAGTTCTACCCACTCTCGCCTCAGAAAATAAACACAACTTACGGCAGCAGTCGACTCCATTTTCGGTCACCTTATCAGCAACGTGAACTGAAATCTTCCTACCACCTAGTGTCTTGATCTCCCTCTCAAACAAAAAGTGCTGAGATATATCAGAATAAAGTCTCAATCCTCTGTTGAAATTAACAAAGGCAATGTCATTCGAATCATCCTGAAGGCGTGGATATGATAACACGGCGCCCACTGAAGTGGTTATCTTTGCGCCAGTGTCTACACTTGGCAGCAAAAACACACGTGTTTCATTACTGGCAGTACCATTGTCTCTGGCACTGCTCAGTTGAATAAGAAAATGGTTAGGCATCACTGCAATATTACCAGCGACAAAAATAATCTGTCCCAGAGCAGTAGTCTCGCCGTTTCCGATAGAAACGACCATCTTATAAGACTGTTTGTACACCTTATCGTGCAAAGTGTTAATGCCAGCTGACTGAGAAGACACAAATTGAGGAGCATAGCCGGTTTGCTTGTTAATGGGGCCATTACTTTCCTCCATA